TCGCCATAGGCCTCCAAATGTGAAACAAAATTTATACAAAACAAGATCTCTATAGTAACAGACGGCCGCCTCTCTGTCAACTCATGCACCAAAGTTTGCCAACCCAAATTTGGGAAGAGGGGGGGGGATAAAGGGGGGGGAGATGGGTCTTAATTATTATTAGGCCTTTACTAGATCTAAATAAACTAGAACTTAAGAAACCAGATCTAAAGAAACTAGTGCCCGTAGGGAAACTCGCGGCATCGCTACGCGTCGTTTTAGGCGGCTCAAAATACGCTACCCTTAGCTGACTATACATGCGTGTCTGTTTTTGCGCCTAGCGAGCGGCTAAGACGGTCTAAGACATACTCCACACATTTATTCAACCCCATAAAATGACTTCAGCCACATCAGACTGGATTTTTGGAATATCGGCATACTTGTCCACTAGTGTTTTTTTTCCTTTGAAATAGTATGCATCCATTGATCAAGATCGAGTTGGAGCAACGTATATGGAAATTCCTCTGCGGCGTAATACTGCACCCGCTGTTCGGCATGTCGAAATGTGTGATTGACGGATGCGCCGATCCGGAGGTCATCTACAAAATCAATTAAGGTGGCATAAGATTTGGTGGCATGCAACCGCAAACTCCGACCAATAGACTGAAGAACCCGAATCTTGCTTTTTGACGGGCTAGCGAATATAATCATATGAAGGTTGGGAATGTTAACACCGGTTGCCATGGTCCCATATGACGCCACAATAATTTGTTGTTCTCCATTGGTGACCCATTGACGAATTCGTTCACGTTCATCCGCAACCACTTCACCCGAAACAAAATGCACACCGCGGTCTGGTGCCAGTTCTTGTATACGTTGATACAACGGCTTCCCATGCTTCTCGACAAAGTTGAAAAGCACCAACACATTCCCTTTGGCATTCGCTGCCATCTGCGACACGATCTCCAAACGTGTGGGATGCGTGACCAGAAATTCTACCTCATCCTGATACAACGATTTTCGAAAATCTTTACACACATCAGGTGGATATGTCAACACACACATTTTCACTCGCAACGGCGTCAGATCTTTACTTGCGACCAAGTCTTTGGTGGTCGTAACTTTCGTCACACTGCCAAAGAGGCCTTCCAGAATAAGTCTATGCGCTTGTGTGTCATCCAACGTGCCGGTGAAACCGAAACGGTACGGCGATTGCGTACACTTTTCCAACAACCCCGTCAACGACTTGGCTTTTGCTAGATGGACCTCATCCACAATGACACAACGGAATTGGCCGAAATAGTTTTGGGGCAGATCGTAAATGGATTGCCATGTAGATACTACGACCTTTGCGGTCACGTCTTTTGAACGACCGCCTTGAATAGTTTGTACCTCCGCAACATCCATGCCGTAAGATGCGAAGTCCGACACCATCTGTGCCACAAGCCCGGTGGTTGGGACCACAATCAACGTGGGTTCATCCAACATACGCATCAATAAATAAATGATCAAGGACTTGCCACTACCCGTAGGGGACAAGACAATACCACGTTTGTCCCGTAGCATCGCCTCAATCGCTTGTAGTTGATAGACCCGTGGGGTTAGGGGTAACTCATGCACCAACGCCTCAAGCGCACTGTGGACGAGATCTGACGGGGTGTGTGGTACGTCGTTGGTAACAGGGTAACTACGTTGTTGAGCAAACTCTAACACACGCGGCAGCAAACCACGATAAATGAGATGTCCCCGAAGTTTGAAGAGGTGGATCTTGCCCGTCCAGTGCCGCTTCTTGAATGCAGGCATGAACTTGGCGCCCGGAATTTCATATGAAAAATAATCACTCAATTCGTGCGCGATGTGGTCATCACAATCAATGCGGATCCACACATCATTCACGGGCACAATATTCATATGCTTATTTATGGGTGGACTAACTACGTCATATATGAAAATCTTTGATTGCATTACGTTTTATCGCGAACTTGAATTACTTGATCTTCGACTTATGGAACTCTATGACGTGGTGGATCATTTCGTTATTGTCGAAGCAACTCGTACGCATCAAGGTCGACCTCATGAGCCTGTGTTTCATACTCACCGAGAACGATTCGCACCCTATCTCGACAAGATCATTCATGTGCTTGTCGAGGACTTGCCTGTTTACAAACATCAAACCAAAACGGTGCGTTCTCGGACTGGTTATGTTCCGTATGCGGATTGGCGCCCGGAACATTTCAGCCGGAACGCCATTCAACGCGGACTTGACCGAGGCGGTGCCGCGTTCGGGGATCGCATTCTCATTTCAGACTCAGATGAAATTCCCTCTCGCGACATGGTGCTGGCCGAAGCGCCACGGCCAGAAAACGTAGCGTTCATTCATGATCTCTATTACTATTATATCAATACCAAGTGGGTTGCGGATCAGTGGCACGGAACAGTGATGGTCACATACGGCAGCGTTCCGTCATGTCAATATGCACGGGATCATAAACGGAAGATGCGACGAAAGGTGCTAGACGGCATTCATTGTTCGTATGCGGGTGTTGTTGAAGAGATCACGGCGAAGTTGGAGAACTTTACACACGCTCACGAATATGGATCGGCCGAGAAAACGAAACTCGCGCAGCGCCGCGCTGCTCTGATTGATCCACTGGGTCGCGGACCATTAACCGTCGTGTCGCCACCCGCATTTCACGCGATGCCTGCGTTCACAGAGAAATACCCGCACTTTGTTTATCGCTAATTTCGCTTTCGCTTTCGCTCTCTTCCGCTTGCTTCTTCTTGTAGTTGTCAATCGCGGCCTTGATCGCATCTTCGGCAAGCACCGAGCAATGAATTTTTACTGGCGGGAGTGCTAGTTCGGTAACGATGTCGGTGTTCTTGATGTCCATTGCCTCTTGGACGGTTTTGCCCTTGAGCCACTCTGTCGCCAGACTGGAACTGGCAATTGCAGAACCACACCCAAACGTCTTGAACTTTGCGTCATCGATGATGCCCGTCTTTGGATTGATCTGCACCTGTAGCTTCATGACATCACCGCACTCTGGCGCACCAACTAAACCGGTGCCCACGTTCATGTCATTCTTTGGAAGCGAGCCGACGTTGCGCGGATGCTCGTAGTGGTCAATCACCTTATCTGAGTAAGCCATGTCTTTGTTTCCCTCTGTCGTTAATTAGGTTCGTCATCCGGCGCGCCGCGGGAAAGTATGTGAACGGGTCGAGCATAACGGACCCCGCTGCTGCTGCCTTTGTGGAGAAGTATCCATATTTCATCTTTCGTCAACCACTCAATACCCTCATTCGCGACAAGCACATTGTTGCGAATGTTCTCATCATAGATCGCCGTCGCTTTTGCGTGGGCCTCCTCGCGTGTTAGCTGAAGGCGATAGTGTTCGAGTTTTTGCTTCCACGGCGTACGAATCATATCCAACATGTTGTCTAGATCGTACGTGCCCTGTGTCAGCCCGCGGCGTAACAGTCGCAACAGGAGATCTTTATCTTCTCGGCCGTAGAATTCGAACCTCTCGTCAAAGCCGCCTGCTGCGTATAACAAGTCACGTCGAGTGGTGAATATTCCGATGTATCCCGTGGTTTGTGACCGCAGCAGATCACATTGTGTTTCCATCAAGCGTGTGCGAATGGCTTGAAAGAAGTTCTCGCGGGGGAGAATGTCCGTTGCGCTAAGGATGACGTATTCACCATCGGATACCCGTAACGAAAGGTTTCGAGCATTAGCCATGTGGTAGTGGTCACGGTCGCGATAGATGACATGGACAAATTGATTTGGTGCGTCCAATTTATGTAACCACGGCGAGAGCATCGGTGCGAGTGATGGCTGCTTACCGTAGTCTACAATTATGATCTCTACGGGCGGGCTCGCGTTCGCCGCAGTGATGATGTGCGGAAGCGCCTGTTCTAAATCATCCTCGCGTTGATGACACGGAATCGTGTAACTAAGTAGCGCGTTCGTAGTATTTATCATGAGGATGACGCTGTGGTTCCGCCGTGCGCTTCATGGTGTTATTGGCGAGACATATTGGACAGGTGTGCGATGACATTGGCGACAGGCGAGTTTCCGGATCCGGCATGGTGTGTCCCTGTTTACACACATAACCCATAATGCGAGCGGGGTTACCGCAAACGAGCGTATGCGTTGGAACAGAACGTGTCACAACCGCCCCTGCCGCGATCATCGCATATTCACCAATAACTATGTTGGCGAGGATGGTAGAGTGGGCTCCCAGTGACGCGCCTTTCTTGACAGTGGTGTATGCGGGTTCCCAGGGCCCAAATGCGCGTGGCGTGAGGTCGTTGGTGAAGGTGACGTGGGGACCGACAAAGACATCATCTTCTAATATCACACCATTGTAGACAGACACGCCGTTCTGAATTTTACAGCGATCACCGATCACTACACCGGTATCAATGTAAGCGTCTTTACCAATAATACACTCTGCACCTATTTTTGCTCCCGCACGAATATGTGCGAAATGCCAAACGTGCGTGTTCTCACCAATGGTAGCGCCAGATTCGACAATCGCGGTAGAATGAATTGCCATTTGTGCTTTTAACCATTCCAATGTTGACATTATTATGTTCCGTGCTTGAACCGTAGGAAGTCGATACAGTTCTTGATATGATAGTTTCTCTGATGAATCTGTTTTAGAACATCTTCGATGAACCGCAGAACCTCTTCCAAATACACTTTCTTCTTTAGTGCATCCTGTATACCGGCGTCGCCTTCGATGTAGATCCCGACATTTTGTGAGAGAATTTTTAGCGCCAATGGCGGCCACCCGAGCGTCTCGCGTTCGGCGTCATCCATCTTGCCAAGAAAGTACTCCCACTTCTGCCGGTAGATTACCTTGTAATCGCTGTCGAGCTTCTTAAACCGCAGTCGTTCGGTGGTGTAGTATCTCCACCATTTGGCGTGAAGGAGCGGTACGTTTCGCGCCGACTCATCAAGCGCAGATAGGTCAAGCACGGCGTCATCTTTCCATGTATCAAGATATTGATCGAGCGTCATGGGTATATGATATCACATAAACGTCTTAACTTCAAATGATGAACAGGAGAACGTACAGGTCGTTGTGAGTATTGGCGAATCGCTCTCGCTGGTGCTGAACTCTACTGCCGACATTCCCATTGGGAAGAGTTCTTCAAGTAAAATTTCTGCCACTATCGCACCCGTATCTGGTTGCAATATTATTAGTGTTCCCCGAGTCTTTTCCAAGTCAACCGCATGGGCCCGTGGATTGCCCTGTAATGTGAGTTGCTGGGCACGAAAGTTCTCGACTTCTTCAAAGTTGTGAGGAAATCCAACCCCCTTCATCCAGTAGTACAGGCTGAAGTAGTTCTTAAACTTGGCATCAATGAGATAGGTAACCTCGACGCTGCCGTAGGTCAGTTGGGTGCCAGGATGATGAATCGCGTGGAACGGATTGGGTTGTGTGGCCACCCCAAGATCCACATTCGGAATACTCACCTTCTGCACAAAGAACGACAAGTCCGGCAACCGTTCAATTTCAAACTTGAAATGGTTGGCGTACAGCGTATTCTGTGTTTGTTGAAACTCCGAGGGGGTGTATGTTTGTGCTACTTCCATGTATGATATTTAGTTGATCATAGCAATGTCGGTGTGCCCTTCACGTATTTGATTTTGCGGTTAATATATCCCCACGGACAGGCATCCGTGTGCCCCTGCGCTCGGAGCATCTTACAGTGCCAACATCGGATGTTTCCTTCCGACACCAATCCCTTTTCTAACTTCTCCACCACATACGGTGATTCTGAGTCGTGTAGATGGAAGTGTCGAATAAGTTGGTCAATATGGACCGTCATCAAATTGTATTGGCGCTTCTGTTCATCGTAGTCGAGACGAAGTGGTGTAATTTTTTGCCACAGCACACATGCTGCGATGCCCAACCCAATTGATGTTACAAGTAAGAGCGAAGTAAGACTAATCCATCCCCACATATATTATCCTTAAAAATATGTCGTGACAGCCAGAAGGCCGCCACGACATATGTAGTCACCGTCTGTTCGTGTAAACGAACTTACTCATCATCATTCAACACATCAGCAAAGAACTTCTTCACATCATCATCATCGTCATCCGCTACCGCGGCTTTTGGCGCAACGGCTTGCGTGGTTTTTCCCACGGTTGTCGAGGCGCTCTTGGGTTGTACCGCCGGTTTAGAGACTGGGAGTTCGGCGTCTCGCTCGATGGAGTCTTCGGCGGTTCGGGGGGCGTTTCCGGTGTCACCGAAGAGGGTTCGGTTGAATCGCTTTTCAAGCTCGCTGTAGTCTTTGAACTGCGATTCGTGAGTGAACTCCGTGAGTGAGTGTTCCCCCTCCCACGTTGTTTCTTTCTTCGCATCGTCGCCATCAAAAAGTTCAATCGGCTCAGTGAACTCTGACTTGTCATAGTTCTGATATCCTGCAACTTTCTGAGATTTCAGTTTGAAATCGCATCCTTCCCACAGATCGAACGGGTTTGCCGGCTTCTGATCAGGAAACTGTGGTTCCAAAAGTTCCATGATCTTCGTGTGGATTCTCGGGCCGTACTTGAACAGAAACGCCGAGCCGTTATTCTCGGGGTGTGCGTCGTCTTCAATAACCAGAATGTTACTGATGTAACTCTGCTTCCGCTTACGGTCACGGGCGATGCTCTTGTCGGACTCTACACCAGAGTTCCAGAGCTTGTTGTTACCCTTACACACAGGGCACGGCCGATCCGACAATGTCGTTGGGCAGTTCTCGATGAACCACGATCCCGATTCCGACTTGAATCCGTGAGCAAAGAGACGCGCCCATGGAATTTCTTCACCCTTTGGGGCAGGCAGAAAGCGAATCTTCGCGAATCCGATGCCCGTCTTGGCGTCTACCGACAGCTTCCAAAAGCGTTCGTCGGCACTACGTTTGGTGCTGGTTTTCTTGACTTCTTCGGCGAGCTTGGAGAGGAGATCCTTGCGGTTGTTGCGGAGGGTCGTAAAGTTTGTAGCCATAGTATCCTTTTCGTTATATTTTCTGTGTACGGTGTATGACGTATTGTATCATTATTTAGTTACGAGAACAACTGGTATTCTTCCTGCTCTGGCGTGAGTGACGATAGCCGATACGACGCCCAGAACGCATCGGCAAGTTTGTGTGTCATCTGCCGCCATGATGGGCGTACCAGATTGAGGAGTTGATCTGCTTTACGAAGGCGCGTCAGCCATGGCATCACACCTAGTGACGATTTCTTCCCCTCGCGGCGCTCCCAATACACTGGCCAATTATATCCCTTGTCCGGTTGTGGAATCAAGAGCAGGAGACACGCAAGATCCAACGGCAGGATTCGGCTCATCACTTCGCTGAGACTGGTTGGCATCACGGATCGCTGCCCGTCAATCATCGGTGCGTACAGCCATTCATCCAGCAACCGTGGTTTCAGGCGTTTCCGCACCTCATAGAGATCGTGTTTCAATACCGTAATCCCGTTCTCTGCGCGAGATGATAACGCAATGCCCGCATCTACCGCCTCGGGCGTGACAACATCAGTGATGTACGCAGTTGGCTTGAAGAAGTGTGTCATCAATAACGTGGCATGGATCTGCTCATCGTTGAGCTTGGTCGAGAGTCTGTAGTAGAACTGCCTGTCCCGCTGTTGAATGAGCGGGCCGGTTTTGATGTGCCCTCGGTATTTGATGAAGTCGTAGGTGTCGGTGCTGAAGTACATACGGTACGCCTTCGCCAACGTGAAGACATGTTCTGGCGACATTAACCGGGCAATTCATTGTTTTTCGGAATCAGGTGGAGCCGTTGGGCATCTTGTGTCAGCCCATATTTGATTTTATCACCAATCAATGGCACGACGGCGTCTACGTCGAGTTGTCGCGACTCGCAGTAGTATATGATCGCGTCGATGTACGAGAGCCGTTTCTCAGCCACAAGATTCTGAATGTGGAGGGTGAGTTGTTCGGACGTAAGATGTGTCACTGCCATAATGATTCTCAAAAAGGTGCTGGTTTCTGTTGCCAGGAGAGCCAGCGTCCCCGCTACACTATTCCTAGTCTAGCAATTTGCGACCAACTAGGCCGCGAGTGCGAACTGGTTATCAGTTCTGTGTGTCTCTGTTTTACGACAGCGACTTGTCGATAGCCTCCCCGCGTTCGCACAGTTCCCGTCGAATCTATTTCGCCCCCATCAAAAAAAGATTAGATAAACTACGCCGCTGAGGAGAAATATATCCGCGCAAATGGACCATACCATATATGCTCTGAGCAGCCACTTGCTTACCTCTTGGGCTAGGGGGTTCTTCATTGTTAAGCCCCTGTAGTTCTTTTTTCACGCTAATCTCCTTTTGGTGGAGGCGGCCGGTACTGCCCCGGCGTCCGAAAACCGTTGTCCGTGCTTCAACGACTACAGAAGTAATTATATCACACGCGACGACAAATGTCGAGGCACCTAGTGTCGGAATACCTCCTTATAAAGCGGCAAGTCTTTGGTACGTTGCTCGACAAGCTCTGCCAATGTGCCATGCGCGGCGTCCCGCTCAGAGAGAAGCGGAGACTCTACACCTTGCAGATCCGTTCGTTCGGCGTGCAGATGGGTGGTGTCGGGTTTCTCAGCTATCAATGGTAATTACGCCACAGATACCGTGGCATGTGTGTAGAAGTAGTTAATCGCTTCGCGCAGTTGATCATAATAGTCCATTGGACGAATTGTAAACACTTGTAACCCCTCTGGAGACGCGACAGGAAGCACGACCTGTTTGCACTTCATTCCCGTGCGTTCATACAAGGCGAGTGCGTAGAACGCGCCCTGTACGCAGTAGGACTGAACATACGCTTCCTTCTTCGGTTTGTTGGATTGCTTGAAGTCTACGATAGACAACACGCCGTCCACTTCCGCAATCAAGTCGGTACGTCCTGCCACCAAGAGTTTGTCGGAATAGAGATCAACTTCCTGCTCGTAGACGCCGGTAATGTTCGCGTCGAGCCATGGATGGAGGTGTCGCCAGAGTTCCATCACATGTGGCTCGACATCGTCGATGGGTAAATTGCCGAGATATTCCTCGGCGAGTGTGTGGAGTTTGAGGCCACGCCCTGATGCCGTTTTTGAAACCTGCGCGGCTACCTTTTTCCCGACACGCTTCTGCCATGCTATGAGTTCCGGTTTCGGTTTCGCTCCGAGAACACGCGTGATAGAAGGATAGACCAGTTCAGTGCCTACAACAGAATACACACGACCGGTGGTCGAGTTATGCTGTTTGAGCTTGGGGAGTCCGAGCGGCGTATGATGATGAAACATTACTCTGGAATCTGTATGGTTGATCCGCGATTTCTTTTCTTGATGTCGCGGAGCATGTCCTTGAATGTCTCTGGTGTTTTCAGCCCACCTCGGTTGATGGTGTAGCTCACGCCTGGCGCGGCGATTACACGCTCAAGTGTGCCTTCCTTTTTACACGTCGGGCACGGTTGTGTGGTCGGATAGTCACGTTCGGCAATTAAAAATTGCACGTCCTCTATCCTAAAGTCACAAGCATTACAGGCGTAGTCATAACGTGGCACAAAAACACTCCTTAGTGGATATACGTATTTGAGGAATACAGCCTGGGATTTTCAAATCGTTCATCGGGCCCGACCGAGTTCGGTAGATATGTAAGCACGCCCAATGAGGCACGAACAACCTGTGCAATGTCATCGTAAAAGTTACTATGTTCGGGTGGAACTAAGCTCGCCCGCATTTCACAAACGTTCGCCAGCACTAGCAGACAATCCATAGCAGACTCTTGTGATGTCTCATCCATCATTGCCTGTGCGAATTCCTGCATTGCTTCCACTTCTTCTTCTTTACTTTCGAATATCGATGACATTACCGTGTCTTTGCGGTATCGAATCTTAGGTGGCGTCGGATTCATTATGCGACTCCTTCTCAGATGATGTCGAAGTTTCCTCGGACATCCACCGTCGAACGCGTGCTATTGAATCAGGCGTCAACCGGCGGACCAGCGGGCTGCCCATCGTCGCCCGTATGTAAACACAGAGCGCACCTATTCCCAACACTATATCCCCGAATGAATCCGCCGCCGGAAGATTGTATATAGCAATCGCGAGAGCGGACAGCGCGATGCCGATGCGAATTGCTTTATCGAATTGTAGGGTAGTTTCGCACTCTAGTTTAAGCTGCGATGCAACACGCTGCGAGACGGATTCGCTAAGGAGGTCGTTATCTTCGCTGCTCATTGTCTTTTCCACTCGTCATAGTCTTCAAACGCTTCCGTGTCGTTATTCTTCACCGCATGGCGCAACTCTGTTTCTATCCGTTGCTTGGTTGGTACCTTGACGATCTTATCGGTATACGGGCTCAGTTCTCGCTTTCGGTTTAAGTTTTTGTACGCGGAGACTTTTTTTCTCTGACGTATTCCGTTAGACATGATACTTTCATTAACCTCTTATCGAAGAAATTTAATAGAGACCGGGCGTTCCAACAAGCCAGGAAACGCCGCATCAACGATTTTCTTTGGCACTCGATAGGCATTGACAAACTTTCCGTCCTTCGCCGCCACGATCATCGCCGCTTCAGTTGGGTGGATGCGCTCAAGAAGTTGTTGGAACAACACTTCACGTCGCCGTGGCGCGAGTCCGTCGTTGCCGCCACGCAAATAAAGGTACATGGTTCGCATCTCCCGCATCAGGTTTGATGGCGTCAATCCATGTGCGCCCTTTTCGGCTTTGTGTGGCGGCGTACCTTCGGGTAACAACCACTCAACATCCGAGTGCGCCAACTTCAAGAAATACAGTAAGGCCTGTGAGTTATTCTCGCGGAGGTTCTTGACCTTGTCCGCTATCTTGATGAGTTTCTGTTGCCGTTCGAACACTTCCCCGAGACTCCGAAGGTGCCGTGAATGCTTTATCCTCATGATTGGCAGTGCCATTCTCCGATAATAGGTGACAGACTTGTTTCAATAAACGCACGATATCGACAATTGGCTGATCACACGCCGTATTCCATCGACCCGTACTCTCATAGTATTGTATCATACTTTTCAAACGAGCGAGCGTTTCTTCTTCCAGCTTTTTATATACTTCTGCCGATGATAGGTTATCAACGACGGGTTGTACGTAATCACTCCGCGGCGTAAAAGGAATAACGTTTGCAGTCATTCAATAACCAACTTCTGTACTGGTGTGCCTTCGCTAATGACCGCCTTCAACAGATGCTTCCATGATTCCACACGTCCTTCAAACGAGTAGAACTGTTGATAGTAGATGCTCTGGAGCTTGAGGATGGTGTGAATGTGTTCATCATCATAGGTGTCTATCGCTCGACGCATACACCCCAGCGTACGGGTAATCATCACTTCGGGGCGTTCATCGAATTCGAACATCCAGGCCCATTCCGCCGCGGTTTCCGGCAGCGCACCAAAGTTTGTGGTGATTGCCAAGCAGCCCGACATGAGGGCTTCCTGAATCGCCATACATGAGGTTTCCGCGTAGATGGACGGATAGACAAACACATGTGAGTCCATTAGTGCGCCACGCACGATGCTGTTCTCCTGTGTGCCGTGATAGACGACACACGGGTTCGCCTTCAAGGCGTCGAACACGGGCTTGAACTGCTCGTCTGCGTTTTCCCATCCGTAAATCTTGAAGGACGAATAAACGTGAAGTTCCCAATCCTGGCGTTCCTTTGCGAGTGCAGCCGCGGCCGCCGTCAAGATTGCCAGGCCACGATGCGGGGTGGACGTATACATAAACCGCAGTTTTCCATCCTGCTTTGGTTTGGGAAGCACGGCCGCCCGATGCGGCACACCATTTTTGATGACGAGGCCTTCGCTATACGGAATACCGAGATACTGATTATACTGCTGTTGCTGCCAATGAGAGACAAACACAATGCGATTGAACTGTGTACGATACGTCGGGTCACGCAAGACAGCACTGGCGGGATCTTGCGGCAAATCTTGAAGAATAAGAACACGCGGCTTATCTTCAAAGGTGTAATTCTCTGGGCGAGACATCATAATTTGAACTTGGTCAGTCAGTTCTGGCAGCGCCTTCCGAATATTCGCTTCCAGTAATTCTGTGCCGCCCATGGGCTTTGCGTTGGGGTCGAACGCGTCGTCACTCATTGAGTATCATCCTTTTTTAGAGTATCGGTTTTGGGCGTTGTAGCCTTTGATAATGAAACTGCTGACGCTGCTGAGTCTTTCAATCGTCTCACCCGCGCCGCCGCATTCAGGACACGCAACTTCTCCAAGATTTCGGTAGGAGTGAACATACTGTTGGAAATGTTTTTCGCAGTCATGGCAAATCAATTCATAGAGTGGCATGTTTTGGTTTTGGAACCACCGCTTCGACTATGTCTTTCGTATCAAGAATACCTCGTCGAATAGACCAGTTATAATCGACGGCCGCCTTTAATGTTGCGAAGTCGTATCTCATGAGATCGCAGGCATGGAGCAACGCCGCGGTATCTTTGGGGAAACAGAAGCCGCCCCAGCCACGCTGTTGTGTGACGGTCGTGTGGTTAGCACCAATATCGTCACGCATGATGAGCAGCGACCGGACAACGTCGAAGTCCAATCCCTGCCGTTGACACAGATCGAAGATGTGATTGAAGAAGCTCACCTTCACTGCCAGAAAACCGTTCGACGCATACTTCATCATGATGGCTTCCTTGACCGCGCACTGGTGGATGTGAGCTTTGGGTAGCACCGTGTTGAAGTACTTCGTCCATGTGGCGTCAGGCGTATCATCACCAAGCACCACAAAATCCTGTGCGGCAAAGTCTGCGGCCGCGTCGGCCGCCTTTAGGAATTCGGGGGAGTATGTTATCTTCATGTGTGGACGCTGCGCCTTGATCGTGTCCCAAGATCCAAACGTGAGCGTACTCTTGATAAGCACCGGCACGTCAGGGTACTGGTGTGCAACACGCTTAAGTACGTCTAGAACGTTGTCGATATTACAACTACCATCGGGTGCCTGCGGTGTGGAGACACAGACGATGATACCATCGACCTCAACGAATCGCTTCGAACTGACAACGCGACCGCCAAGCACCGTATCCGTTTGCGTCGTGCTGTGAAGAAGGTCCCACGAACCACGTTCGGGAAATTGGGGATCGATAATGTAATGGGGAAGGCGCTTCGACGCGGTGTTGTAAAGGGCAGAACCAACATAACCAAATCCAGCAATAACGTACATGCACTAATCTCCCATTAAAATTCTAGCCCGAAGCATTTGTTACCGTTAATTATATCACAGATCGGGAGGCGGGGGAAGCTGCACGGTCACTGCGGTCATGAAAAACTTTCGCATTTCCCTCTCCACAATCTTATCGTCTCTGTCCCGCGCTTCCATATTCAAAACACACCAATCATCCATCGCCCCCTTTACCTCTCGGCTTCCCTGCCCACTTCCGGCGGGGAATGTTGAGGAGGCGTAGAACCCGTTGACGCATTCCACCAACATGCTTATTTGCATTGTGGTTGGAGGGGCGTCGTAAAAAACCCCCAACAACATAAAAGATGTGGCGATAGATAGAATCATTAACCTACGCTAAAAGCTTGAATGAGTCAGTGTGTCTGTAGTCCACCCCTCCACTAGTAGCCCAACATTATTCGAATGCGTGACTAACGTATCGTGTTTCAAACACACATCACACATAGCGGTGTGGTACTCTGCAATGGGTAGCGGTTTCTGTTCCTGTACCCACGTACTATATTTAGTCGCGCAGCGCCGACACACTGCCGTTGGTTGTTCCTGTGCAATCTTGTAGTCTGCCACAGTTCTATTGGTCCTTGCCATTTCGAATGATCATCGTCCCGTGGATTGATAAGATTGCTTATTCCACACCGCGTCCTCGGAATGTGCGTCTCGCCGTGGTCGTTGCGGCCGCGTTGGTGTAATCCTAACGGGGTTCAACTGTTCTGCCTGATGTGTTGCCCGAGCGCGTTCTTTGATAAGACGCTCCGGTGTGACCTCGCCGTAGAGGGTAGTCTTGATGGTGGTGGTGCCGACGGTAGTTGTAAATGTCATAATGTTTCCTAGAACGTTACACTCACGACGAACCCCGTTTGATTGATGGTCACACCAGTTGTCGTGCCGACATACGGTGAGAACCACAAGTTCGTCAACGGTTGGCGCGCCAGCGACCCGAGGTTGAATGAGATCGGCGCAATACCAACGCTCTGTTCTTCTTTGGACAGTGCGACCATAGGTGTGAGGAATGCCCAACGGGTATCTTCGGTTGCTGTCGTGTTACCACGTTTCAACCACGGAGTTGCGAAAAAGATTCGCTGCTCACCGCCCGCGTGTCCGACACCACCCTGTACCGTCAGCTTGGTGTAGAAGTGCGGCGTGTTGCCTGTAACCGCAACCGTTGTGGTTTCCGTTGTGGGAATCAGCACACGCTCGTCATTTGGGCCGATCTCATATAGACGAATGAGGTTCGTTGGGACATTGTCTTTGTCGCGCCCAACGCTATTGACGATGGAGAACTTCTGTGTGAGCGTGTAGTTCGCGATATTATTTTCTGCGGTGAAGTCCAGTCGCCAGTCTTTGAACGTCACGGTCGCCACGGCGGGTGCTGTCTCTGTCGGTGGAACCACAGTAGTGACCGCAACGCCGGTGCCACTGCTCTGTGCTTCTGCCAACGACACCGACAGTTGTTCGACCCGTATCTTCAACTCGTCGTTTTGTTCCAGCAAGGCGAGCGCCGCGGTTTGATCCTCTATCTCAATATATTCGACCACGACCCTCTCAGTAATGACCTCGACGGGCACCTCTATGGTGACAACATTCGGCGCGGGCTGACTGATGGTGGCGGTTGTTTCGGGTGATGGACGTTGCAGGTAGCCAAAGAAAAACGCAGCTACAACCAATATGGTAAGAAATACCGTCACCATTTGTCCACCGCATATGCGCTTGAGTGTGGCGATAAGTTTATTCAATATATGCATCTTACGGCTATTTAGCTCACCAACGCACTTCTTAAAGAAGGATCAGTTGGCGACGAGCCTCGCGAGGCCCTCTGGCGTTGACGATGTAAAGTAATCAATAGTCTTCTGAAGGCCCTGTTCAAGTGTGACGGACGGTTCCCATTGTAACATCGTTTTGGCAAGCGTGATGTCTGGTTGTCGTTTTTTAGGATCGTCCACCGGAAGGGGACGAAAGACGATGCGACTTCTGGAATTAGTCAACCGGATTACCGTGCGGGCGATTTCCTCCACCGTGACCTCACATGGATTGCCAATGTTGATTGGGTCGCTCCAACTCGCATCTAATGCCATCAACCGCATCACGCCCTCGACGAGATCCGTTATGTAACAGAAGCTCCGCGTCTGACTACCGTCACCGAAGACCGTCACATCTTCATTGTAGAGTGCCTGAGATATAAACGCTGGGATAGCGCGGCCATCCTTGGGCCTCATATGTGGACCGTAGGTGTTGAAGATACGTGCAATCTTTACGTTGAGTCCGTGGGAACGATGATACGCGAGCGTCAGTGCTTCAGCAAATCGCTTCGCTTCGTCATACACACCACGTGGTCCAGTGGGGTTGACGTTGCCCCAGTACGTTTCCTTTTGTGGATGTTCCAGTGGATCACCGTACACCTCAGACGTTGACGCGAGGATAAATCCCGCATTTTTCGCTTTCGCGAGTCCTAGCGCATTGAGTGTTCCAAGAGAACCGACCTTGAGTGTTTGGATCGGCAGTTCAAGGTAGTCCTTTGGGCTTGCGGGACTCGCCCAGTGTAGCACGAAATCAACCGGGCCATCGATGTCGATGGGATGGGTGACATCATGCCGAATGAAGTAGAACGAATCATAGAGTTCAAACTGCCGTAAATTGGCAATGTTCGCAAGACTACCAGTCAGGAGATTGTCGATACCGATCACCTTATGTCCGCGATTTAGCAGCGTCTGACTGAGATGAGAGCCGATGAATCCGGCCGCACCCGTAACAACTATTCTCACGACGACGCTTTTTTTAGCTCTTTCTGATATCGCTGACGTTGTCTTACGGCGCCAATACCTTTCCCCAATCGCCGATCTAGGTCATCGAGCTTATGCTGTGTCGTGAGTTCGTCCCAGCGAGCAGTGCGCTCGGCACCCTCTTTGATTCGCTCTACCTTGCGATCAGGGCGTGGCGTGTTTTTCTTTCCGCTACCTTTAAGTATAGTCATTTCACGTTCCTATTGACGGTTACGTTTGCGAGAACTTTTTGCTAATTGCGCCTTGCGACGGTTCTTCGCTTTCGTCTTTGCTTTACTCTTGACTCGCAATACACGACGTTGCTCTACTTCGACCATCTGTCGCAAAATTGCGAGTTTCTTGGCCTGCAGTTCAGCTTCGGGTACCGTGATCCGTTTCGGTGTCGTGTCTGTCGTGTCGCCTTCGGGTGCGCCGGTAATTTCATACTCGACAGGTTCGGTAGGTGCAATAAGAGTTGGTTCTTTGTCCATTAGACTCCCCATTCATCTGGATGGGCGATAGGCGACCATCCCATATTACGAAATGTGTCACGAACTTCGTCAGTGACAACACCCTCTTCGACCGCACCTTCGAGGCATCCCATACCACTACAATACCAATGGACGTACGTTTCTATAACGTCGGGGTTCTCTGTCTTGTTATAAAACTCGTTACGAATCAGTGCGATGATTTCTGCGGCTTTGCGCCATGAATACGACACCCTTATTGGATCCGCGCCTGTTGTCAATTCCTCTACACGAATAAACTGTTGATTGCAGAGTGCCGCATACACATGCTGGGCAAACACTTCGTCTCTTCCAATACGTTTACAAATATCGGTTTGTGCCC